CCAAGAAGAAGAAAGGCTTTGGATAAGAAGACAATAAGTACATCAAAAAAATCTCTACACAATGACATGACTAAACGACAACGAGTAATTGCAGAAGAAGAAACTGCCTTCATTTCTGCCAATCAAATCAAAGTATTTACTATCAAGGTCATCGATCCTGACAAGAAATATGGGAAGGCAACTCTTATCTTCCAACGTGCATCAACAGCAGCCAAGGCAGTTGAGATAGTGAAAAAGGAACACCCAGATTGGAAGTGCCTTGTGATTGATAGTCACGAGCCTAAACCGTGGAGAAGAGATGAACGCTATTGAACAATGACAGATGAATCTAAGTACATAAAAAAAAGTCCTTGTCCTGAATGTGGCAGCAAAGATAATCTTGCTGTTTATTCAGATGGTCATGCCTTTTGTTTTGGTTGTCACTACAGAGTGCCAGCACCTACTGAGAAAAAATCAAAACTTAAAATTCAGTATTCACAAAGTCCAGTGCCAACTTCTCCTTTAATTAAATTCATTACTCCTAAAGCTTTAAAGAATAGGGGTATCACAGAAGAAACATCTAAACTTTTTAACTATGGAATCGCTGAACATCATGGATTCCCTGTGCAAGTTGCTACTTATGAAGATCAATTAGGAAGACCAGCTGCTCAACATGTCAGGTTTAAAGATAAAAGATTTATTTGGTTAGGTAATTGTAAGAATGTTCAACTCTGGGGCCAGAAATTATGGAGGCAATCTAATCAAGGAAATACTTTTGTTACCATTTGTGAAGGCGAAATTGATGCACTCAGTTGTTCACAAATTCAAGGTAACAAATTCCCAGTAGTTTCGCTGCCATCAGGTGCTCAAAGTGCTAATAAGTATTTAGCAGCAAATCTTAAATGGTTATCTACATTTCCCAAGATTGTTCTTTGCTTTGATAGTGATGAGCCAGGAATGGCAGCAGCAGAAAAAGCAATTGAAATATTACCTGCTGGTAAAGCAGCTATCTGTCGACTACCAAGAAAGGATGCTAATGAAATGCTCCTCGCTGGAGAGGGAGAGCTGTTGCGGGATTTGTTATGGAAAGCAACACCAGTCAGACCAGATGGAATCCTTAATGCATCAAACCTTTGGGAAGAACTAACAAAAGAAGGGACAAGTTCTGTTTGCCCTTTCCCTTATCCAAAGTTAGATCATGCAGCTAGAGGATTTAGAAAATCTCAGATGATGACTATCTGCGCTGGCTCAGGAACAGGTAAGAGTTCTTTATGTAGAGAGTTAGCCCACCATTTTTTAAAAAATAAACTCACAGTTGGCTATATCGCATTAGAAGAATCAGTTCAAAGAACAATGCAAGGGATATTGGGAATAGAAATGAATAAGCCATTGCATTTAGAAGATCATGTCCAAGATGTAGAAGGATTAAAAGATGCTTTTGATGAATTATTTGGAACAGAAAAATTATTTCTATATGACCATTTCGGTTCAATGGACCCTGACAGAATGATTGAACAGATCAGTTATATGGCAACTGCTGAAGGTGTTGATGTTGTCATCCTTGATCATTTGACAATGGTTGTTTCGGGACTTCCAGATATAGATGAGAGAAGGGCTATAGATGTTTGTTGTACAAAGCTGAGACAAGTTGTTGAAAATACAGGCATTGCTTTAATTCTCGTCAGTCATTTAAGAAGACCACAAGGTACTTCACATGAACAAGGACAACAGGTAAGCACCTCTGATCTGAGAGGTAGTTCGGCAATTTTACAACTAAGTGATCTTTGCGTTTCGGCTGAAAGAAACCAACAAGGAGACCCTGCTGAAAGATCAGAATTACAACTTAGGATTCTGAAAAATAGACATACAGGAATTACAGGCCCTGTAGATAAATTGCTATATGACGAAAAGACTGGTCGATTAATTATTCCTATGTCCACCTACTTTGGAACTTAAATGACTTTACTTATTGATGCTGATTGGTTAATTTTTTCTTCTTGCTGTAGTTGTGAGCAAGATATTAGATGGAATAGTGATTTACATACTCTTCATTGTGACGAAAGAGATGTTCATGAATTAATTGATTCAAGAGTTAAGTTCTATCAATCTGCTACAGAAGATGATGAAGATGTGATCATGTGTTTTACACAGTATCCAACCTTCAGACATGAAATCTATTCTGAGTACAAAGCCAATAGAAAAAATAAACGAAAGCCATTAGCACTAAAGAAAGTTATTGAGCAAATATCAGAACGATATGAGTCTGTGAGTTATACAGGTTTAGAAGGTGATGATGTAATGGCTTTACTAGCTACATCAAAGAAATATCCAAACCCAATAATTGTTTCTGTTGATAAGGATATGAGGTCTGTTCCTTGTACCCTTTTTGCTGGTGAAGATATGGAATTAATAACTAAGAAAAAAGCAGATAGGCATTGGATGAAGCAGTGCTTAACAGGAGATGCATCAGATAATTATAAAGGCTTAGATAAAGTTGGTCCTGTAACAGCAGAAAAAATCCTTGGAGATTTAAAAAACCTAGATGCTATGTGGGAAAAAGTTATAGAAGAATATAAAAAGAGAAAGCAAACAATTTCTGATGCTCTTCTTAATGCCCGCCTTTCTCGTATTTTAAGAGAAGGGGATTACAACTATAAAACAGGAGAAGTTAAACTATGGACTCCATAAAACGCATGATCTTAACTTTGTTATACTCTCTTTCCTAAAGTGAACTACAATAACTCTGAGAACCTTCCTTTTCCTCATCTCTCTGAAGAATTACTTAATGCATTAAATGATCATTATCCTCAACGTCATCCTGATTTATCTTTAACTGATAGAGAGGTTTGGTTTAGAGCTGGTCAAAGATCTGTAGTGGATTACTTAATCGAACAATCAAAGAGACAAAGGGAGGATATGTTTAACAACGTTTTGGAGAATCAAATCTAATGTGCTTATTCGGAGGTACACCCAAACCACCAGCATTACCTACAGAGGAAAAGGCCAAGGTGACTAGAGCGCCTGAAGAAACTGCTAAAAGAGTTAAGATAGGTAAAAAGAGAACTATTCAACGTAGAAAAAGTGATCCTTCTACACAAAGAAGTAGAAGTGGTACTCGTTCTCTACGAATACCTCTTGATCAAGGTGGTGGATCTAATCTAAATTACGGCTAATGGAACTTGCAATGAGTGGTGAAACAGCGGTTGCTAGATACGAAAGGTATCAGAGTGATCGCTCTCGTTGGGATAGGGAAGCTAAGGATGGTTCTAAATTAACGATCCCTACTTTATTTCCAGAATCAACAACTGGTAATGCAGTAAAAACCAAGACTCCCTTCCAAGCTGTAGGTGCTCGTGGTGTTAACTCACTTGCGAGTAAGTTACTCATTGCTTTATTACCACCATCAACACCTTTCTTTAAGTTAAGTATTGACTCTCTTGCTTTACAAAAAGAGATGGGTGAGGAAGGTATGGATGAAGGATTAGAAACTGAAATTGATAAAGGCTTACGTGCTATTGAACAAGGCTTGATGGATGAGATTGAAATCTCTAATGATCGAGTTGCAATGTTTGAAGCCCTTAAACATTTAATTGTTACTGGTAATGTTCTTCTCTACCTAACAGATAAAGGTTTAAAGGTTTATCACCTAAATAGATTTGTATGCAAGAGAGATGATGTTGGAAATATTTTAGAGATCATCACTAAAGAAACTGTTAATCCAAAAGCTTTACCATCAGAGTTCCTAGAACAGATAAGACAAAAGGAAAACTATGATGCTAAGAATATGGATGATGATATTGATATCTATACATCTATTAAAAGATATGGTGATGAATATACATGGCAGCAGGAATGTAAAGGAGAAAGGATTCCTGGTACTGAAGGTAAATCAAAAATTGATGTTGCCCCATGGATCGTTTTGCGCTGGACAAGAAGGGATGGACAAGATTATGGAGATGGATATGTCACTGAATATAAGGGTGACTTAATTTCTCTTGAGTCTTTAATGCAAGCAATAATTGAAGGAGCTGCTGCTAGTGCAAAGACATTATTTTTAGTTAATCCTAATGGAGTTACGAGAGCTGCAACATTAGCTAAAGCTCCTAACGGTGCAATACGAGAAGGATCTGCACAAGATGTTTCTGTCTTACAGGTCAATAAAGGTGCTGACTTCCAAGTATCTTTTCAAGCAATACAACGTATAGAAGCAAGACTTGAATATGCTTTCTTGATGGCACGTTCAATACAAAGAGATGCGGAAAGAGTTACAAGTACTGAAATTCAAATTATGGCCACTGAGTTGGAGAACTCATTAGGAGGAATTTATTCAATACTTACCCAAGAGTTCCAACTACCATATTTAAAGAGAAGACTTCACATGTTGGTACGTTCAGGTAAAGCACCTAAACTTCCAGAGAATATTGTTAAACCTAAAATTGTTACTGGTCTTCAAGGATTAGGTAGAGGTAATGATAGAAGTAAGTTAGTTGAATTTATTGGTACTGTTGCACAAGCTTTAGGGCCTGATGTTATGCGCCAATACGTAAATGTGGATGAAGCAATTAAGAGATTAGCTACCTCAATTGGTATAGATACAGCTAACCTAGTGAAGTCCCAGGAAGAAATTGCTCAAGAACAACAACAACTCCAACAACAGCAGTTAATCCAACATCTTGGACCTGCTGCTTTAGGGTCTCCACTATTAGACCCACAAAAAAATGCTCAGGCACAACAACTAACGGAGGAAACCGATGCCAACGAAGAAGTCTGAATCAACACCAGAAGCTCCAAAACCAGAAGCTCCAAAAGCTGAAGCACCTAAAAAGGTAGCGACTCCTAAAGTTGAACCACCAAAAGTGGAAGAACCTAAAGAGGACACATCAGCTAATGCTGTAGTCAGCCATCTAAGTCCATCTTCTCCTACAAATCCTGAGGTAATAGAAACTGTCACCCGTAAGGGAAACACCATCACTACATCTAAAGGTTAATTTATGGCTGAATCACAAGTTGCTGCATCCGAAACTCCTCCAATGACAACGGAGGATCTGGAAGGTCTTAAAGACGATAACGGTTTGTATGCTGGGAAGTTTAAAACCATAGAAGATATGGCTGCTTCCTATAAAGAACTTGAAGGTAAGTTAGGTCAATCTCCAGAAGGAGAACCTGAGGTTACTGAAGAAGAACCTAAGGAAGAAATCAAAGATGAGAAGAAAGAGGATTCAGAATTTAATGCTGAAGAACTTTATGGTGAAGGCTTGGCTGAAACTCTTAAAGCAGCAGATATTGATCCTCAAGATATCTCTACTAGATTCACTGAGTCTGGTGAAATTTCTGAAGAAGACTACACCAAATTAGAAAATGCAGGATTCTCTAGATCTATTATTGATTCTTATCTTGCTGGAGTTAGAGCACAAAATGGTCAAGCAGTTGAAATGGCTGAACGTCAAGTACAGGAAGTTAAAGATTCTGTAGGTGGTGATACTGAGTATTCCAAAGTAACAACTTGGGCTGCACAGAATTTACCTCCTGAAGATGTTGAAGCTTTTAACTCTTTACTAGAAAGAGGAGATGCTTTTGCTATTAGGATGGCAACACAAGGACTTTATTCTCAATACAAAAACGCTATGGGTACTGAACCTAGTCTTGTTTCTGGCCGTTCTTCAGAGAGTGGACCATCACCATTTAGAACTACACAAGAAGTAGTTGCTGCTATGAGAGATCCTAGATATAACTCTGATGCTGCTTACACAGAAAATGTACAAAGAAAACTAGCTAGTTCAGAAGTCTTTAATATTAAAGGTTAAACAGTAGGTATCCAGAGACCTTTATACATTTGCTCTAACTTCTTCTTTTTCTTGGAGCTACCTTTATCCCAAGTTCTCTGGATAAGACCTTTCTCAAAGTTAGTGAGATAACGGCCATCAGCTATCTTTAAAGAATCATTCATGGGTTCATCTTAGGGTAGGTCAGCACTAGGTATCTTTATCATCCAGCTACTTCCATTACGGTCATCCAAGAACAACCACGTTCACATCCAGCATCATCTGAACTATTAACTGTAGAGTTACCAGACCATGTTTTACTAGCTTCAGCACTAGCCATATAAACTCCATAAGTGACTGCACTGGTTGTATTAGGACTATCCATATAATTAGGAATAGTATAATAAGTTGGCGTTGAATCAGAATTAGCATTGTAGTGAGCATCAAGGACAACGCCCATCACTTGTGTTCTGTTACTCGCTGCATCACCTATGCCAATCATTGTTAATGAACCACCAACAGTACGTCCTAATGAAAATCTTAATGCATGATCATCAACATTTGCTTCGCCCATACTAAAGACATTTATCAAGAATTTACTTGAGGCAGCAGTAGGTGTGATAGTTACATTCAGTTCGTCTAAGTTATACCATTGTTCTGCTGTAGATAAAGTTGTATCATTGGTATCAGTAACAGTTGTGTTTAGAACTTGAATAATAGTTCCAGGACAATATAGTTTCTTCTCCGCAATACTGACTTTACCAGTGTTATCTAAAACAATATTGTTACTGCTAGATGAAGGGTGAACTAGGTTTGTTGTTTTTAATGTACTCATCCTGCTACCTCCATTACTATAATAGTGCTTGCTGCGTTACCAGCACTAGCATCTGCACCTTGAGATCCATTTAAGTAAACTGTTCCAGTATCTGCTCCTCTTGATAATTGAACTTTATATGTAGTCGCAGAGGTTGTTGATGGAGAATCCAAATACATAAATGAAACTGGAATTTGAGTATGATTATCATCTGCTGATCTAGTACAAAGAGCTGCAGTTACTTCGTCACCTGTCGCAGCATCACCAGTAATAATATTTGTAGATCCCCTAACTATACTCATAAATGCTCTTTTCAAAGCACCACTATTTGATAGAGAACCTAATGAGACCTGTACTAAAACTTTACTTGTAGTAGCAGTTGGTGTTATCGCTACACTCAAACCACTATCAACCATAGTGGCTGATGCGGTATTAAATTTACTAGTTAATGTTCCCTGCTGTATTTGAAGAATACAACCTAATCCTGTTTGATTTCTATCAGGTAATGTAATAACTCTATCAGCACCACCAGCGGTACTAGCAGGAGCATCTATTGATACGCTCCC